TATGGTTCGACGTTTCATTTCCTATTCTCCGTAAAGAGTTTTGTTGAACCACATCGGGTCAAATTGCTTGATGATATTGAGTGGAGTGTTACCAATCTTCATCATTTCGGCATATTGCTCCACAGTGAACATGTCCATGATTTTCTTCATTACCTTTGATTTGGTAAAAGGTCCACCGTGCTTGAAGCGAGCAATGAAGAGAGGCTTACGAGTACCTACACGAGATGGGTGGCAATTGCCTTCTTCGTAGTACTCAGCACCTTCATAGTTGCCGTGGTAGTTAAGGTATCCACCGAAGAATTCGAACTGAGTTTTGTCAAACTTTGTCATGATGTAAGTCCTTTAGTTAATCAGCTTATATATGTAATATATAACTTGTAGCTACAAAAATACAACACTAAATTCATTTTTTGTATATAAACTTGATACTGTATCATATATGTTACTGTATCTAAATGGCAAAGGGGAAAGATACATTGGTGTATACCTCTCCCCCCGCAACAGTACTGTTATTATATACTAATTTTCAGTGATTGTACACAGCTAAGTGTAGGATTGTTCCTCCATATCAGATATTGATTTACCTAAGAAATCCCTTTTAAGCCTCAGTTTCCTCACAAGGTCTGAACGACCTCTTTTTGCCATCTTATACTCATAATGTTCTAATTCACGATAGTCTTTTCTGAGTCTTTCGATTTGGGAAATGATCATAGAAAGATTCCTTTAGTAGTTGAGGTTCAAAGATCATTATAACTATGGGAGGATATTAGGAAAAGCCTCCTTCACTACCGCAGATGAAATACCCTTAAATGGAGTTTTGTTTTTCATCTGCAATACGATTTTAGCATCCTCGGGATGTACTGCTTCGAGGAGCTGAATAAACATACGTTCTTTTTTAATTTGATTCATTTGATTAGATTCAATAAAATAACCTAGCCGCTTTGCTTGCTTTAATAGATTACTAGGAGCACTTTCTGGCCTGTTAGCTTCATATGGAGGATCTCCTACAGGTAAACTAAACACCACATTTTCATTGTAAGTACCTTGAAGAATAGTTCTTAAGGCAAAAGTTTCATTCTGTTTAAGAATAGCAATTTTATCTGCTTTTTTATTTTGACTAGCGGCTTTTTTAATTACCTCAAAAATATGCAATGTAATTTTATTCACCATCATCTTCATCCTTTTTAATATGCTTCGAGTTAATCCTACACTGGATATAACCATTATAATAATCGTCTCTTAATAATACATCATAATCAAATTGCAACTTTGCTTCATAGTATGAGCATTCGCCTTTGGTCTTACATAACCTAAGAATTTCTCTGTAATATTTTTTGGCTTCTGGGTCTGGTCCGTAATTTGCAACTTCTTCTTTGAGTTGTGTGTTAGAACCATAGTAACTTCTCCAATCGGATTCTTTAGTTACATATTTTGTTTTAGTACCACCAGCTTTAGTTTTTACTTTGGTTTTGCGCCGACTCCAAAATAGCTTTTTACCGATATACTTTTTATTTGTATCTAAGTCTTGAATACGATAGACAAATCCAATATATTCTTCCGGAGCACTTTCTGGCTCAAACGGTTTAAATTCATGATACCACATATATAAAAAAATAGCTCCAAGTTGTTCACCTGGAGCTATTTATCATTTTTATTAAGTTTTGATATTATTAGTTAGAAGTCGATCTCGCATGCACCTCCCGCACATGCTGCAGCACCGAGAGTATCAACATCAGTAAACTTCTTTTCAGTAAGCTCACCGATCCAATCAATCTGCTGGTATGATCGTTTGATCTTTTCCCACTTGTGAATCAAATGAGCATCCTTCAAACAGTACTCTGCCTGCTTAAGATCACCTTCTAGATACTTACTGGCAAACGCCTGGAAGCGACGTACCCAATCTTTCTTCATGGTGTTCTTTGAGTTTTCAGCCGAGATATCCTCGCCAAATCCTTGAGCTGTAGAACAAGCCATCCAAAGGTCTCCGAATGCCTGTAGGCCATCCACAACGAGACCAGAGGCTAATACAGAAGCCACTCCATACTTTTCAACCATCTTCTCAGCGTCGATGACTTCAGTGTTTGGCGCTTGATTGAAATCCTTATCGCCAGAAGTAGACAAGAAAGAAATACCAGCAAAGCTATTCCTATTGCTATAAACATATTCTGCAACTTCGTCCCAATCCTCCACTAAAATTGTGTTTGATACGTTATGAGATACAGTTGGGTCTGCACAGAGTTCTTTGTTCTTACCTGTATTTACCCAATGTTTTTGTGCTTTTCCTACAAGATCAAGATGCTTAGGTCCAATCAGTTCATCTTTAAGGATAGAACCTGGCTTGGGTGTAATAGGGAATGATACAACCCAATCGCTACCAGCTGCAGACCAAACTGATTCTTCAACCATATCAGGATTAGTCTTAGCAATTAACTGTGCAATCTCAGACTCTTTATTCAATTGAATGTTGCGAATATATCTTTCAGCGTGCTCAGCATGGATTCCACTTGCTGTACCCAAGAGGACAGAAGCATTTCCGCTAGGCTTGACACAAGTAGTCCGAGCAGCAGGATTGATACCGATAAGAGCAGCAAGTCGAGCATTAGTCTCTTTAACAATTTTGGCACCCTTTTCCAAAACTTTTTCATCGAATAATACATCCGGGTTATTCATCCATCCAGTAATCGATACACCAAGCAAAGCCTCGCGGTCAAAGATCTTTTTGGATGTATCAGATAAGAAATTAAAGTCAGTATAACCAGCCTGAAGAGTACCAAGGATCGATGCTGCTTCGCATGCCTTGTAGAATGATTCCTCATCTACACACTGTCCACCGTTAATCTCTGTCAGGTTACAGCCCTGCCAACCAGACTCACCATCAATCTGTGGGAACATACCAATCTCTACACATGGATTGGTTGTGTGTTCTGTGGATTCTACAAATACAAAGCCTGGTTCACCAAACTGTTTGATGCTATCCATGATCGCCATGAAGTCTTCTTTTTTGGTTTCCTTACGGACAATCACTGCAGAGTTATTGGAACGTGCACGCTGTGGGTTGTCTACAAACCAGTTACCAGTCTTTGCACTCATCATCTCTGTATCAGTTGGTGAGAACAGACAGATAGTAGCAGAACGCCGCACACCGCCGCTCAGAACCGCGTCAGCACAATGCATCGCAATATCATAAACATGGATTGGACGTAAAGAAACAGGATTGCTTTTACCCATTACTTGGCCTTGAATCAAGTACTCAATACGATCCAAAGCCATACGCAGACCATCAGGACCAGGAGCTTTAAATCCGCCAGAGATTTTAGCACCACGCGGGCGAATGTTGGTCAGGTCAAAGAATACACGGCGACCTTCAAACTCAGGATAATTACCACCACCTACAAAATAAGAAGACATAAGCACGTCTAGTGCAGATGCCCAACCTTCGATTGAATCTTCTACAACATAACCTTTGGCTTGCTTCTTACGATCTACGACCTGAGGAAGTTTGTCTACATGGTGAGTTTGCACAGAGAAACCTGCACCTGCACCACAAAGCAGAATGTAAAAGTACTCACCAAAGAAAGATGTACGGTCTACGTATGAAGACGTACAGTTATACATCTTCATTTGATGTTTAAGTAACTGATCACCACCAAACTGCAGAGCGCGTTGCGCACCGAGCACACGTTTTTCTTTATATGCATTTGATGCAGTAGCCATTTCGCCTGCCAATGCCGTACTCATTTGATCTTTATAATAGTCCTTATGCATAGCCATAACACGGTCAACAGATTCATCCCAACTCTCATAGCGGTTTTCATCATCAATGTATCTGGAATATGAGTCGTAAAATTTAGTTTGAGACAGAAAGTCCCTCATGTCTAGACTATTGGTCATAGAACGTACCTCTTTTTATGCTTGAATTTTTAGAATTAGGTATTATATATCAGATCACGTAGTTTGTAAACTACTTTAATTTCTCTACTGCTCGTGATCCAAACCAGAATGAAATGATTGCTGCAAAGATAGACTGAGACTGTGGATCCCAGATTACATCAGAAATTGCAGCCATATCCTGGCCGTTCCTCATCGCTTCCATTACAAGGACTATTTTATAAAAGAGAAAAAATCCAAAGAAACAATAGGTAATAATAGGACGTACGCCCTTTTTAAGACCTGCAAAGAATCCTGTTTCTTTTGAAATTGCAATGTCATGCTCAATCAGACGTTTATGTTCTTCATGATGAGCCATGTCTTGCAAGTGGTCGAACTCAGCGTCTTGCATCTGCATTTTAATATCTGCAGACATTTTCATTTTCGCTAGTTCATGCTTTTGCTCACGACCTTTATTAATTGTTTCTAAGATCTTGGGAGCAAATGACGTACCAAATCCGAGAACGGATCCTAGTAGTGCGAACATTTAAAGGTCCCTTTTTCTCCGTACGAACGCTTTAAACTTCATATGTGTAGGAATCATTGCAACGCCAGCGGTCGTATTTGCTATTTCTTCTTCAGCCTTCTTTTTCTTTTTAGGCTGAATCTCTTTAAGAATCTTCTTTTTATCAAGTGTATTAACCTTCATTTCAGTAAGGACTTTTTCCACATTGACATCATAGTGTTCTCTCAATAGAGCTAACGCAGCAATATACGAAGCAAGCCTGGACTTACCGCCAGGTGCAGTTTCAATCAATCTTTTTAAATTAAATACAAGTCTATGAAACAGATTAAAAGCATTGCGCTCTTCCTGATTCTCAACTTTTTTGTCTTTTAATCGCTTACCGGTTTCATCAATGATCCCAAGTTTGTATGCCTCGGTCTCACCAAATGGAGTTACCAAGAGCTTTAAGAACCTATAGGTGTAAATGGTATCTGCAATTGTTGATACAGCCATCAGATATTCCTTAAAACTTCTACAACTTTAGGATCCATATCGATCCCGGTTAAATCGTCTGGTAAGATGTAGTTTAACTTAACCAAAAACGGTTTTATTACAGCCCAACAGTTATACTCAACTTTAAGAGCCATAATCTTAATACCAATATTTATAGTAAACACATTACAGAAAACAATAATGTGGTTCATTAATAATCGATCAGACAAATCCCCAGTGTCATGGTACCGATTAATAAGTCTTTTGATATACTTGATACGATTCAAGTCTTCATAAAACTCTTCAGTACTAGAGCACTGGGGATTGCTATAATATTGT